CGCGGTTGACTCCGCAACAAACTCTTCTGAGCAAGTATATTTATAGTGGTCAACAAAAAGGGCTCCGAAGAGCCCTTCTTATTTGCTTTAAAGCCTTGGATTACTTGAAGCTTACGTTGGCAGATACAATAGATACCTTGCCTAGGTAGTCAGCGGCGTTACCCAATGATGAAGCAGTGTTTGTCAACTCAACATAGCCGTAGCGTGTTAAGAAGCCAACTACTGGTTCAAATGTTGCTGGATCAAGAACAACACCAGAACTCATCAATGGAATATAAGGGCAATAGAAAGCGGCGGCATCTGCCTCGCTTGGACCTTTATAACCAATAAGAACTTGGTTAGCGTCTTGACCTGTGTCGCTTAGATATGCGTCAACATAAATGCGCATTGCGTTGTTCAATGTACCAACGAACTTGGTGTTTGTTGGAGCTTCGAATGTACCTTCTGTAGTACGTGCAAATGCTGATGTTGTTGCAGACTGAAGAATTGTAAGTGCTTGTGAACTTACAACAGCCCAGTTACCTGCGCCACGACGTGTGCGTTGAGCAATCTTGTTAGCAACACGGTTGATTTGAATTGCCAATGCGGCATGCTCATCACCAACGAATGTAGCTGTACCAGAAACTAATGACTGATCATATGTTTCTTCTGTAGTTGCTAAACCACGTAGAGAAGCTAGGATTTCTTGGTCGATTTCAGCTGTAATTTCTTGAGCTAAAGCGGCCATGATTTCTGCTTCGATATCAATACCTTGTTGCGCTTGTGCATCTTGAGCGGCTTCGAAGGTCCAACGAGCTGATAGCTTGCGTGACTTAGCTTCGACAGGTGCTTTCAAGATTTGAATGCTCATACGCTTACCTGGTGTACCTTCAAGAGCCGCAGTTGTCTGAGCTTTTGGATAACTTGCGTTATCGTTACCAGAATAGGCTTGAGCGATCTTGAATGGGCTCAATGCTTCTTCACCAGCTGTAACGTCAGAACCATTGTCTGCGTAACGAACACGTAGAGTATGGATTTGACCAACTGGGCCAGTCATTGGTTGTACGCCAACGATTTCGTTAGCAATAACTGTAGGCATAACACGACGAATCACTGGTAGGATTACGCGGTTAAGTGTTGCAACGTTACCTGCAGATGTAGCACCTGCTGTTGCACTTTCTAATAGGTGACGACGTGTATTTTCCAAGCATGTTTGCATGGAGGCACGACGGTTACCTTGTAAACCCTCTAATAGGGCTTCTTTGGTTTCTGACCATCTTTCGTTCAGAAGTTGTGACATCATTTTCTCCTTAAAATTACTTTGCCAAACCCGCTAACTTGCGGATGTCAACAATGTTGTCAAAGCCTACCTCAGGCTGATTTTTTACCTCACGATCGCCAGTAACAGCGGCTTGTTGTTTGCTTTCGGCAATAACTTGCTTTTGTTTACGACTTTCGCCTTCCATTACTGCGGGTAGGTATTTGTCGAATGCTGTAGATAACTTAGCAGTCTGTACAGACTCTAGTAGTTCGCTCATTACATTCTTCTTCTCAGCACTTAAAGGTGCTAATAGCTCGCTCATTACTTTTGTACGTTCCATTAAATCTTTTGCAATGCGAATTTCGCGTTCCTTGGATTCAGCAATGGCTTGTACTTTAGCAACGGCTTCTTGTGCTTCGGCAATTTCTTGTTCTTTCTTATCTACAATCTTTAACAAGCGACTTGTTTCAGATTTTTCGTTAAGGTAAGAATGTTGAAATTCCTGTGCAAATGCTTCAAAAATACGACGTCCAAAATTGTTTGTACGAGCACTTTCGATATCTTCTTTCAATTGAGCAAGCTCAGTTGTAAGTTGACGACCGACAGTTTCTTTAACAAGTCCGGCACTACGTTTAATGAATTCTTTCTTGACTTCAGCAAATTTGCTCTTGGCTTCACGAACAAGTTTAACTTTCGCTTCAACTATATCCTTCTTGTCTTGTGCAAATTCTGAAATCTCTTTGGCCAATGCGTTAATAACGAATTGTTCCATCTTTTGGAAATTCTCTGCAACCTTTGTACGGTCGTTTTGAAATTCCACAAGTTCTCTAGCTAACTGAGTCATAACAAAAGATTCCATTGTTTTGGAATCAGCTGTCATTTTACGCTTGTACTCAGCTTTGGTTTCAGCCAAAGCCTTGCGATCTTGCGCAAACTCACCTAGCTCTGCGGCTAAGCGTTCGCTAACTAATTTGTCGATTGACTCAACTAAAACACCTTTATCGTGATTGTAGCGTTGTGCAAACTCTTCTCTTAGTTCAGCGGTTACTTGGTCGCGATTCTCTTGAATCTTAGTTGCAAAAGCGGTCTCTAGATCGCTACGAATTTCTTCGCTGATCACACCACTTTCTACTAACTGTTTGAATGCGTCCATTTATTTCTCCTTAGGCTTTAAGGCCACTGATAATACTCAACATCGCCTCTCGGAGATGCTTCTGTGCCCTAGGATCTTCTTTCACTTCTTTGCTCACTTGTAATGCACGATATCCACCACGTGTGTTCATGAGATGCTCATAAACAGGTGTAGGATATGCACCAGGTGCGCTTGGCTGAGCAACTATGTCAACTGTAATAATCTCAAAATCGGAAACATTGCCTGAGCGATCGTCCACGTTGCCGCTTCCTCTCGAACTCACGCCTAGTTTTACTCCGCTTTCAAGCATAACACGAATTAGTTGTCCCATTGGAGTAGGCAAAATTTTCATCTTGCCATATCCGTTTGGACCGTCCATCCACATTTGAGTGATCATATGTGAAACACGATCTAAATTTACTTTAAGGTCATCTGGATGATCAACTTCTCCGAGAACACTATAACCATTCTGAATTTGGTCGTTTAGAGTCTTGACCGCAGATTCGATTTCCTTGACTGGATAAACCCGCTGGTTTTGATTGCGAATACCGCCTTGGATAGCAATACCTTTTAGATAAAGGCTTTTGCCATCCTTGTCATCGCTCTCTACGACCGCATTAGCTTGATCAAAGCTAAGGTGTTCGCGTAAAAATTGCATCTTATTAGTCACCTAAAATTAACCTTGCTTGTGGTCTACAATAGACTTAGTACCAGTTACAGATGTTTGACCAGCTTTATCGCCACTGCCTGATCCTACTGGACCTGCTGTTTTGTTATTGCCTGGGTAACCTGCACCTTGCTTAGTTACTGTTTTGATACCTGATTTAACGCCATCTACGTTGTGTGTATTTGGGCTTGTGAACTTGCCTTTAACACCACCAACTAGACCTTCGCCGCCTTTGATATTTGAATCACTGGCTGTTTTACCTTGAGCGATATTGTGGGCACTTACGTTACCACCGCTTGGACGGTCTTTTGGATTTGCGTTGATTGGACCAGCTTTTCCGTCGCCTTGTTCAGACTTGTTAGAAATGCCGTTACCTGAACCGTATGGCTTGCCTACAGTTTCTGTATACTCACGAACACGTTGGCGGCTTTCCATTGGATTCATACCTTCGTCGTCGGATTCTTCACTACCTTCTTCATCGCTAGGCTTACCGTCCATGTCAAAATCATCTAGAGCGCCACCGTGGACGTCTGGATTTTCTTCTTCTTCATGCTTTTCACCAGCCATTAGCTTTTCAAATTCAGCTTTTAGTTCTTCTAAAGCGTCTGCAAGATCTTGTACGTCTTCTGCAGATGCGGCACCTTCTTCGCCACCTTCTTCTGCACCGTCTTCAGCGCCTGGACCGTCTGTATCTGCTGTATCAGCATTGAAGTCGTCAGTAGCATCGCCACCAATTTCGCCGTCTTCTGCACCAGCATCGTCATCCATACCAAAAGTTTCTTCTAGATCATCATCTTTAGTTTCATCTTCAGATTCGTCTTCTAGATCTTCATCTTCTTTTTCTGCTTCTTCAGAAATTAGGTTTTCATAAATGCTACGACTCTTTTCAACAACGATCTCGTGGAATAACTCTTCAGCTTTTTCCTTTTCTTCGTTGACGATATAGTCAAGTAATTGTTCAAATTTATTCATTGCGGGTTTCTCCTGTTGATTTGTCAAGGGGTGAATAATATATAAGCATATTTACAGCTCATGTATATTAATTATGCGAAATAGGCCAAAAACGGCTCGTTTTGGCTTTAGAGATGTCGAAACTTAATTGTTTTTATTAAGTTTGATTTGATTTTTGTCTAAAATATTTAAGTCGGATAAAATAAAGTTAAATCGATACTTTATACAAGTCCGCCTCCGCCGCCTTCTTCTTCAGTTGGCATAGCGTACATCTGTCTTACTACTATTAAATTTTCTTTAGTTTCACGCTCACGTGCTTCGCCCGCTCTGCGTAGGTCGTTAATCATGCGTAGTGTAAGACGTGTCTTGCGAGTGTCTCGATCGTGCAGAATAGAAGTCTTATCATCTAACGGATCGTACCGACCGTTGTCAGACATCTCTTCGTTTTCTTGGCTAAAGTAAATGAATTCGTTTAATAGCATATCTGTATTTACCAGATTACATTGGACCTTGCGGTGCTCCGCCACCTGCGCCACCTGCAGGAGCATTAGGTGCTCCGCCCGAAGTAGGTGCTATACCAGCGGCATCGCCGCCTTCTGCGCCTTGCATTTCTGGAGTACCTTCATCTGCTTGTCCTAGGCTATCTAAGTCGCCGCCCATTCCGCCAGCTGTGATTCCTGCGCTACGCATTTCAGCAGAAGCGGATATAGGTTTAGTTGTGTCAAGATTTTCTTCTTCCCACATTTCCTGATTTTCTGCAATTTCTTCTTGCGTTAGTCCTAAGAAGCGTTTTAGTGCATAGCGTTTACTGATAAATGGCAATGCTACGATACTACCAAATGTATTGATACGCACACCGTCCATTTCTGCTTGGCGATATGCCGCAAAATTTTGTGGAGGATTAAATTTAAGATCAAACAAATTAGGATCTATGTTGATACCTTTGCTATACAAGTATGTTTTAAATTCTTCGTTAAACGCAGAATTCATTAGACTTTGTAGTCTTTCGCAATACTTGTTGAATCGCAATTCTTGGAT